GAACTATCAACTCCATTAATAGCTTTTACTTTTAAACCATTAATAAACACATCACCAGAAGCAGCTGCTCTAGGCTCGTTGTTTATATTTTTAGATTTAGCTATTACATCTTTAACAGCATCGGCTTTGCCTTGCTCATAAAAATGATTAGCAATAGTATCAGCATTTCTTGCAGCATAAATAGCTTTATGATAACCTTTATAATCGTTAACACTACCGTCTTCGTTCAAGAACTTCTTGACAAATGTACTTAAGTTAGATTGTTTATCAATTACTTCATCAACATTATTTACACCATATCTAAACTTTTTCTCACCAATATTAAAATCAAAACCTTTGAAATCATTAGTGAAATAGTCTTTAGTATCTGATACAAAATTATCATGTTGATTAGCAACCATTTTTTGTTCTTCGTTGTACCTATTGAAAAAGTCCATAGCTTTCTTTTGTTCTTGAGTAACGCCCGGTCTCAACTTGATCTCGTCGTAATATTTACTCTTTGTTTGCTCTAGAAAGTTACGAGCTTCAGCAATTTCTTCTTTAAAGGCGAGTTTCTTTTTCTTTATTTCTCGCTCTTCATCCACGTCTTCATCATAAGAAAAATTATCATCTAGCATGAACTCAATTTCCTCTTGATTTAAATGTGGTTTAGTTTTTTTATAATATTCTTTTACCAAAGTAGTATCATCAACTTGAGAATAATCAGCGTTTAATCTAACATAATCCTCAACCGTACCACCTGTATCTTCCATAAAAGAAACTAGTTTTTCAATGTTTTCTGGTAGCTTTTTCCCTACTACTTTTTCATCTCTAACAGCTTCTTTTACTTCTTTTTTTAATTCTTTAACCTCTTCTTTTTCTTCTTCTATTATTTCTACAATAGGAGATTTTATTTCTTCTTCTTTGGTGGACCGTACTTTTTCAACCACTTTTTCGCTACTTGCCTCGTTTTTCTTTTCTTCGACAACAGCATTGCTATCATCTGTCTTCTGTGTTTGAACGGCATCTTCTGTTTTTTCTGGTTTTTTACTTAAATCTACTTTTGTAGTTTTTGTTTTTTTATTAGTAAGTTTTTTTGGCTTTTTTTTCATTTTAAACTCACCTTGTTCTAATTCTCCCGTAGGAGTTTCTTTTATTTCTTCTGACATAATATAATATAATAATTAATAATTGTTTGAAAAGCTTAAACTAAGCCTTCCATTGGGTTATTACCATCTTGTTCAAAATTAGTAGGTAATAAATCGTTTTGTCTTTGATCAATCATTTGACTTTGTTGACTTCCAACAATTCTAGTTCTTTTATCTTTTCTATCTTCAATAAACTTTTCTCTGCTTGCTATTTCTTGCAAGTCCATTTGTTTTAATTGCATATCGTAGCCAAACTTTATTCTCATTTTTTCTTTTTCAACTTCAGCTTCTTGCATCATTTTATCAATAGAAAATTGATTTTTAGCTTGTTCATAGTTTATATTTTGCTCTGATATAACTTGTTGTTTTTGAGTTTCAGCTAAAGCTGATCTTTCAGCTGCTTCAGCATTTGCATTAGCTTGAGCTTGAATATTAGCTTGTTGAGCTTGTTGATCTTGAGCTTGTTTTCTTTTTCTACGTTGTTTTAAAACAGCATTAGCTAGTTGAATATTTTTAACTTCTCTAATATCTATTGCGTCTTCTAGATATATTTGACCACTTTTTAAAGCTATTTGAATATTCTCTTCTAGCATTGCTTTTTGCTCTTCGTCTGGTTCTAATTGTAGAAATATTCCAAAATCGTGAGTATTTAAGTTTATTAACTCATCTAATGTTCCTACATTAAACTTAGAAATGCTAGACTCTAAAGCTTCTTTAGTTAAAGGATACATCAAGCTATCTGCGGCTCTAAGTGTTATGTTCTCGCATGTTTTAAGAGTTAAATACATACTTGCCTGAAGTATGTGTCTAGTTGCAACGTTTGAATTAGCTGCTGCTAGTTTCTGTAATCCAACTAACGATTGTTTATCGGGCATTGAACCATCTCTAGCTTCATTAAGCCCGGTTACATCTCTTATCATTTGTAAATAGTATTGATAAGTTTGTATAAGACTTTGTATTTTAGCTTGTCCACTTGAACTGTTTAATTCTTGTATTGGAACTTTTCCCATATTAGGATCACCATCTTGAGTAAGAGATCTACCAACAATAGAACCTGTTTGAAAATACATATTCAAAGCTTCTCTTGGGTTATAGTTGGTCCCATTACCTAAATCTACTTCAGCTAAACCATCTACATCTAAATAAACACCATCAGGAACCACTCTAGATAATACTTGCTGTAGTTTAAGATGCGTTAATTGTATCATGTCAGCAAAACCAGTTATTCTACTTACCGTGGATTCTATACGACCTCTATACATTCTTGGGGCACATATATTGTAATTCATATTAACTTTAACCAAGTTAGAAGTAGGTCGAGTCATGTTTTCAGATAAACTCCAACTTAACATTTTGTTATGGCCAACTATTTTAGCTCCACTATATAATACTTCTATTGATCTACTAACTCTTTCAAATCCGTCATTTGGAGGAGGCATAAAAGTGTCAGGTTTTTCTAACGCTTTTTCTAAACCACTTGGCGTTTGTTTAATTTTAAATACTTGATCTTGGTATGTTTTATATTCAAAATATAATACTTGTATAGCGTTTTCATCATATCTACCATTCCAACCTGGAGTATAATCGCTGTTACCAGGGTACTTTTCTATTTCCTCTAATTCAGCATCTGTTAAATTTGGAAATTGCTTTTTTAAATCAGCTAAACTAATAAATTTAATTTCACCAGCATACCATAAGTCTTCAAAGTTAGGGTCTTCAGTGTAAGAATATATTAATCTAGCAGGGTCAACATAGTCAACAACAATACCTTCAGATTAATTCTTCTTCAGCAACTTCTATAGATTGTTTGTAGTCTAACTGCATGTGAACTTCTAGTTCGCTAGTATCTTGAGGAGCTTTTTCTCTATCTTTCATAGAGAATAAATTCATACCAGTAGCTTGTTGCACTTTACTTAAAAAAGTTTCTGCATTTATGTCTCTTAATAATCCTTGAGCATATCTAGTTCTTTTATTTATAGACTCTGGATCTTGAGCATAAGCGTTTATTTCATAGCCTCTTTGAGATATTCCATTTACTAATATATCTACAAATTTTGGTATTATAGGAACAGGTTTCCAGTCTAGATTTAAATAAGATAAATCTCCATCAATAGACATTTCGTCTTTGTATTTTTTTATAGACTGTTCTCCTCTAGCGTATAACCTTCTAGTGTGAAAATCATTAAAATAAGTTGAAAATCTATTATTAGTCCTTCCAGCGGCGAACCATTCACCTTCTATAGCTCTGCCCACTTGCAAGCCATATTCAAATGATGATTTTACTTCCTCAGAAACTACTTGATCTGGAAACGAACTTGTACTATTAGTATAAATCATTTATTTTATTATTTTTGAAACAGTTCCTTCATTGTTATATTTTTTAAAACCTAAAGGTATAGATTTTAATTTTCTATCTGCGATTGGTTTATATTTATTTTTATTGCAAGCCATTATAGCTAAACCTGAACTTATTGTAGCATCATGTTTAGTTCTATTATTAATATTAAACTTAGCCCAATCTTCTAATGTTTTTTGAAAATACATATCACCGTATTCATCATTTAATAATCCAACATAATCCTCTATATAAGATTCTATTGCAGCTGCATGTGCTTGCTTAATATCCTCGCTTGAATTAGGTATTCCACCTATTTCTTTTTCAGTTGTAGAAAGTTTATTCCAGATTTTATCAGGCCTGTTTATTGAAAAACCTCTATAACCTCTTCTTTTGAAATAATACAACAATCTTGGTTTATTATTTTCTGCTAATATTGGCATTCCATAAAATACACAAGCCATAAGCACATCTTCAAAAAATATTTCAGCTGTAGCAGGTCTTGATATATATTCTAAAAAGAAATGATTAGGTGGTGCATCTTCCATAGAAAACTTGGTTAAACCATGTAACGCTCCATTAGATCCTTTACCATCTACTGTTCCTGATATATCATAACTATCGCAACCAAAAGCACCTATATGCTCATTACCTGGATATTTAATTCCATTTTTTACATAAACTCTATTTTGTAGTCCCTTAGGAGGTGTCCACGATATTAAAAATCTACCATTTTTATTAGGATAAAAAACTACAGAAGTATCTTTTATACCATCAACCCACTGAAAACTACCTTGAGTAGTAGAAGCTGCATTGTTTAATTCTTCGTTATAATCTATTTGTTGATATATTTTAGTTAAATTAAACAAACTTTGTTTAGACTCGTCTCTAAAAGCGTGTTGTTCAGTTCTTGGAAACTGTCTATAATATTCGTTTAAGCTGTCTTGATCGCTTTTAAGTCCGTCAACTTCGTTTTCCCAATGTTTAATAACTCCTGTTGTAATTTCATAACCATCAACTCCTTTGACTGGATTTTTACCTCCAATGAAGACAGGTAATCCATAAGTATCGATGAATCCCTCGTAGTTCCATTCCATAGGAATGAACAAGCTATAGAGTCCAGAAGATGTTTGTCCGTTTCTATTTCTTTTAGTAACGTCTGAATTGTAGTATAGTTTTTTAAAATTGTCTCCACCTTTGTCTAAAGCATTTGAAGTAGAGCCCATCATACATTTACCTACGATTCTAGAACCAAGACGTAATGTAGTTTTTGTAACTCTCCAGTTGTTTAATATATTGTCAGGTCTTTCCCATTTACCACTTTCATCATGAGCTAATAATTTTAGCTTTTCACCATCATAAGAGTTATCACCAGTATTTTTCCAGTCAATAGTTGTATCAAGTCCGTCTAGTTCTCTAAGCTGTTCATTCGACTCAAGCTTTCTTCTAGTAAGTTTAGATGCTGGAACTCTATAAGCCA